AGTTTCATAAATATTGCTGCTTGTTCTGGGTCATTAACAACTTGGTCAGGGTCTACATCTAACGACTTTGCAATTTCTTTAATAATACTGTGCCACTTTACAAAAGGTGCTAAGAACTGATTTGATGCTACTTGCATAAATGTCATCAATCTTTGTGACCTTACTTCCTTCATCATTAAAGATGATGTGCCTCTTGCTTTAACATCTAAGTCACCTTGTATTTCAGGTACATCTTTATTAAACTGCATGTTCCAATGAAAGAAAGATTCACCTAATGGCTTTAATAAATAGTCATCAATATTTTTAATAACTGTTTTAATATTTAAAGCAGCCGCACCCATTAACATTGACATACCGGAAGCTGTTCTTGTAGTAGATTGTATTCCTGTTTGTCCGTGTGAATAAGAAGGTATACCTGTTGATTCATCTGCTAGTTGTCTAAATCTATCAAACATCTGCATGTTTTCAGGTGCAGTGTTTGGGAATCTTAATCCATGTATAGCCTGTCCTGTTTGGCCACTTTGTCTTCTAAAAATTTTTCCCGGATAAACTGACATGTCTTGACCGGGTACTAACATAGTTTCATCTACGTCAAATACTAAATTTCCTGCTAGTGCTAAGTTATCAATAGCCATTCTTGCATGACCATTCATAATTGTTTGTGCATCATCCATATTTTCTGGAATACCTACTCCAAAGAATTGATATGGATTAATCTCATAAGGACAAACCATAAAAGGATTTCTTGCAGGTGTAAATGGATTTAATACTAATCGTAGTATTTGTCCATTTGAAATCCAAGCATTGATTTGAACTTCATCTAAGTCATCAGATATTTCATCAGGCATTTCTATACCTGCTTCTTCTACTAAGGCTTTATCCATTGTACCCCAGTATTCTAAGACTTCAAATCTATTTTTGTTAAACTCTTCTTGATTCTCTCTATCAAACAATGCAGTTTCATAACTTCTTGTTTCATAGTTAGGACCACCTTCTAATAAATCATTGATAGCAGATTTTCTAAAGAAAGGTCTATTTACTAAATCTCTAATTTGTGTTCTAGTAAATATATGTCTTTGAATAACATAATCAGCATCTTCAATGTTAACAGCATCTGGGTCAGGATATAAATCCCAACAACTAACTGCTTCTATTCTTGGTACTAATTTATTAAAAGGTTTATATTCTCTTTCACCTTCTTCATTTAGCATCCACTTATGCTCTGATTGTTCGTAGTTAAAAGGCCCTTTAAGTATACCTGTACCTAGTAAACACATTTCAAATAAAACATGTCGCATTACAGATATTGCATGTGATTCCTCTAATTGGTCATGGATTAGAGTTTCCATGTTTTTAGCAGCCTCGTTAGCAGGTTCTACTTGAGGCATAGTTTTTAAATCAGGAGCAGGTCCCTCATCAAAACCACCTTTTGCATACTTGTCTTTTAGTCCATTAAATATTTCATCAGCAGTAGCACCCGGAGATATTTCTCTTCCATCACCTTCAAAACCATAGATGTCTTCCATACGAGCATCTTGCTGTTTTAAATTATCAGGTTTTATGTGTGCGTACTTAGCTGTCCCTAGTGGGTCACTAGTAGGTTGTATTCCAATAGGAAATTTTCCTTGTGAAAATAAAACTTCTATTAGTTGTCCGTAAGAAGCTAATACTTTTGTTTTAGTTACCTTGACAAATACTTTAGACTTTTCAGAATCACGAAAAGCCATATCAGAACCATAGATACCTCTATAGTTTCTATAAGACCTTAACCATCGCTTTTCATCATAAAGACGTGCTTGTTCTGATTCTTTTAATCTAGACTCAATAAGACTACCGAGATTACTATAAGAATCATCTTTATCTTCTGATAAGGATGTTACCTCATCAGTTTCAGATGTCAAGCCACTTTTGTTATCGTGTGGCATTTATACCTCTTAGTAATCTCTTTCGTCAGCCATTGAGAAGACTTTTCCGTCTACTGTGCTTTTCTTTTCTTTAGGGAAGTCTTTGTTTACTCCACCTTCAGCATAGTCAGCAGGAAAAGCTGAACCACCTTTTACAACATTTGTTTTGGAATCGCCTTGCTTTGCAGCTTCGTTTCCATACATGTTCTCAGGTAATTCACCCTGTACATATTTTTTCATGATTGCCATTTTATTTTTCTCCTTTTAGTTGTTTCTGTATGTAAGGTAATAACCAAGGATTGTCTACACATACAGTTGTTAGTCCATTCGCAAAAGTATTGCAAATTTTTTCTTCTTCTTTATCTTCTAATTCTATTCCCCATTGAAATACTATTGCATGAAGTATTTCATGTATTAAAGTATTCGCATGAGATACAGAATCTTCTGTAGAGGATAAAGCTATCATTCCATCTGATGCAAGAAACTGTCCGTTTATTTCATTACATTTAGATACTATGGAATCTAAATTTTTTATTTTATAGTTTTTATATCCTATTTTAATATCTTTCATTAATATCCAAATACACTATCAGCAGGTTTTGCTCGTTTAGGTTCATTTACTTTATCTATAAAATCTTGTTTAATAGGATGTATTGGTCTACTCATACAACCATATCGTAGTGCATCATAAGCATGGTCTTCTGCATGTGTATCTACATCTTCTGGATTATTTTTATCCGTAGGTAACATTGGTAATGTTCTAATTAAATTAACACAATTATCTAAAACAAATAAAGAAGGATATCCTGTTTCTTCATCGGGTCTTAATCTTTTATGTATTTCTAATTTACCTGCTATTCTACTTCGAGGACTTCTATCAGAAGGTCTCCAACGACATCCTTCTAGTATCATTGTCTCTGCAATACTAGGACCTATGTCTCCTCGTCTTGCCCATGTAGAACTATCCAATACTCCATATCGAATATATTCACCTTCTTCTGCATCTAATACTTTTCTAGCAAACATATCTGCAGTAACCTTTTGTGTATACAGTTCTCTGTAAACGAATAGATTATTATCAAAGTCAACAGCTATCCATAAACAACATGCCGGTGAACTATATCCCCAGTCACATGCTCTAAACTTCATCCAGTTTCTTGGAATATCAAAAGGTTTAATAACGTGTATATCTTTATTAAACTCTGGAAAAGATGAATCTTCAAATGCTTCCCAGTTACCATCTAAGAATTGTTTTCTTTGTACTTCCGGTAACGATGCCAACATAGCATAATAATCATCAGTCTGCATAAGATAAGGATTATCTTCTAGTTTAGCAGGAATAAATCTTCTAGATATTTTTTTAATACCTGTTGGTGTTTTAATTTCTATATCAAACTTTGTATTAGGTATAGCAGGGTCAACAAACATATTCTTAACCCACAGTGAACCTACGTTTCCCGGATTCCCTGTTGCTCTCATAAACACAGGAATCTCTGGGTCTACACTTCGTAAAGAGGACCGAAGAAAATTATATATATCTTCGGTAGGATATTGCGGTAGTTCGTCTATTCCAATCCAAGTATATGATTGTCCTTGGTAACGTAAAGCATCAGTTAAGTTTTCCGCATATCCAAACTCAATTCTAGCACCAGAAGGAAACTTCCATTCTTTTTCTTGTTCTCTCCATTTAGCACCGGGATAAGCTTTTGGATATAATTGTTGTGAATGATTTATTAAATCTCTTAACTCAGGCATTGTCCGTCTAATTAATAATGCTCTGTGTTTTTGTTTATCACAATAACGAAGTGGGTCAACCAACATTGCGTATGATTTACCTCCACCTCTTGCTCCTCCGTAAAATACTTCTCTTTCGGATGCTGCTAGAAATTCTGTTTGTGGTCCGTCATTTGGTTCAAAGATAACTTCTCTATCTTTGATAGCTTCTCTAATATTAGGAGTTGTTTCTTCAATCTTATCTTTTTCAATAAGTTGTTCTTTCCCTTCTAATACATTGTCAATCTTTTTTAATTTACTTTTGGTAGACCAATAGTTAGCTTGTGCTTTTTCTAACTGTTCTTTTTTTTCACGTAATAAATCTTGAGCAGACTTACGTGCTTTTTTTTCTTTAATAGTTAAAGGAGTATTTAAATCTTTTACTCTTCTTCTACCAGATTTTTTTGGTTTAGGTTCGTCTACCAACCTTTATGTATTACCCTTTTTAGCACTTCTCTTAATCCCATACCTGTCAGCTTTCTACCTGTATGATGTGATAACCATTCTGCAGTTTCTCTGTAAGAACAATTATTCTCTATAAACTTTTTTGCTTTTTTAATTAACTCCATATGTTCTTCGTTTTGTATTAAAAAGTCAGGGTCTTCTTCTGATACTTCGTAACCATAAGGAATTACTCTAGCATTTTTTCTTCTAGCTATTTTAATTTTTTCAGTCATTGTTTTTAGGTGGTAATATAAAAACTCCGTGTTGAACTTTAGCTGTAATATCTAATTTTTCTTTTTTTGATAAACCTACTCTATCTAAAATTTGTTTGGCTGCTTCCATTCTAATATTAGCACCGGGTAAACTTCCGTCTTCATCTAAAGCATTAATCATACCCATACTCGCTCTAGGTGCAAAAGCAGCTAACTGTTCTTCTGCTCTTGTAATAATTTCTTCTTTTAATGCACGTAAGGGTTGATGATAGTCTGCATATCCTGCGATATCACCGGCCACTCTAGGATTACCTTTTGCTTCTCCAAACAAAGCAGTTAAAAATGTTTCTTGCTTTTCTGTTAAAGCTAATTCTTTTTTATTTTCAGGAACTAACATTGCGGACCTTTTGTAAATGTTTTTCTGTTCTTTCTTTTAACCACTCAGGAGATTTTCTTATTCCGACTTCTTCTTCTATTTGTCGTTCTCTCATTCCATTACGAGCAGCTTCAATCATTTGGTCTCGGCCTTTATGTTCCTCTCTTTCGATAAAGGAAAGTCTGGGTGCAGTTATCACCATCTCTACGTTTGAATTAGCAAGTGGCTTGGTCCTATCTTTATACGATAGATACTCATCCCAGACTTTACCAGTCTTCTTATTTCTATAAGAATATATTGGCACTATTTTATTTTAATTGTCCTTGGTTTTTTTTCTTCTGGTAATTCTTGTTTTAATGTAACTGTAAGAATACCATTTTCCATAGTTGCATCTGTAGGTTCTGTATATTCTGCTAGTGAAAAAGTCTTAAAAAACTTTTTAGTAGAAATACCTTTGTACAGATATTCATCTTTGTCTGATTCCATTTCACCTTTTACAGTTAGTGTATTGTCTTTAACATTGATGTCAATACTATCTTTTGTAAAACCGGCTAGTGCAAAATCTATTTGCCACTCTCCATCATTTAGTTTTTTAATGTTGTAGTGTGGAAATCCTTTGGCATCAGTATTACTTACAATATCTAATGTATCAAAGAATCTATCAAACCCTACTGTGTAGGGCATGTATTTATCTAGTGTAAAAGTCATGTTATACCTCCTTGCTTTAAGCTAGATATCAACGACCCCGAAGGCATCGTCAAACTTTTAATCTTCTTTAAACTTTATTTGTGTAACTGTTTCTTCGTCTTTATTTGCTTTGAAGACGTTACCACTTAATTTAACTTCTGGCTCCCTTAACCACTCGTTGGCTTTTAGGAGGGCTTTTCTTCGAGCCGCTTTTACCTGCCCATAAAACTTTGTTTGCCCAGTATGCAGCACTTGTTGGGCCTTTTGCAATATTTTTTCCATGCCTTGCTTTAAAAGACTTCCTAGCTTCTGGGGAATAGTTGTGACCCATAGAAGCATCACCGAAGCGAATAAGGCGGGGCTTCCCACCCTCGAGTATACCGACTTTACCTTTCTTACCACCTTCAGTGGTCCTGACTGCAGAATTGAATCTTTTAAGTCCATGTTTTTTAAGAAAGTTTTTTCTTTTTTGAGT